ACCGATATTAGCAAAAGTACCTGAACCTGTAGCATTTGCTGTAATTTCATCATGTGAACTTTTTATAATAAAACCACCTAATTGTGATGTAAGTGCTACTGTGCCTGAACTCGCAGGAATCGTTAGGGTATTTGTACCAGCAGATGCTGGAACATCTATCGTCACTTGTCCACTACTACTTCCTTTAATTACTAATGCCATTATTCTAATTCCTCATCTGTAGGTCTTGATTCTGTTGGGTGATTCCATGAAGCTATAAAGTCTCCATTGCCATCTGAATTATTTTGCACAATAATGTAATCTATAAAATCTGAGTTAGTTACATTTGGTCTTGCTGATTTAATCTTTTCTACTAATGTCGCCATTATGCACCTCTAAAGAAATGAGCTTGAAAGTAAGTATCATCTGAATTGTTTGTAACTTGATTACCTGTTGTAAACACAAATGCCTCAAAATAATCGTCAGTATCAGCTACTGCCATAATACTTACTTGTGTCTGTTGTTGTCCTGTGCCTGTGCCTCTCTTGAAAATCGCACCATTTTTGTAGAGTGCAATAAGATTAGTTGTGCTTGAATTACATCTTACTCCTATATTAAATGCATAATAACCTGCGACTGTAGGTGTAAACCTGTAATTGCTGACATCATATTTAGAATCAGTATCCCAAACTTCAGTAGCAAAAGCTACTTTGGTATATGTACTTGATGAAACACTTGTCTGGTCTGCTGAAAGTGTAGCCATAAAACTTGGTCTGCTTGTTAGCAAATCTGTGTTATCTGTTCTTGTACCATGTAATGTTATTGCCATTATTCAACTCCAATAAGTGCTTTAATTTGGGCATCTGTTAACCCTAATTCTTTTAGCTTTGCTTTGCCATTTGCTTTGTCTGTTTTTCTGTCTTCTTCTTCTTTTATTACTTGTTGAGTTACTGCTTTTACTGCATCTGTGTAGTCATATGAGCCATCATCTTTTTTTACCATGTCAGCAAACACACTATCGCTTACTTCGACATAACCATCTTCTGCTATATATGATATTTGTTTAACTACGTTATCTTCTATGAGTGCATATTTCATTATGATATCTTCCTTATTAGAACTGTTGCATATATAGAACTTCTACTATCAGATGCAGAGCCATAATGACCTAATCCTATTTGGTCTTTTGCTGACATTGTTCTATGTCTCAATTCAAATACTTTTTGTCCTGATATAGTAAATCTTCCATAAGTAGGAGCAAAGTCACTCATTAACGTGTTGTGAGCAGAACTGAAAGTTTGCATACCTAAAACTTCTATATCATTATCGGTTACATTAAATAAAAATGTTCTGTGATGATCTACTGCTAAACCATTAGCATATGCTTCAATAAAATAAGTTCCAGCAGGTAACGTTATTCGATTAGATCCAAGACTAGCTCCTGTAATTTCATTTGTTACAACAGTATTTAAATCTCTAACATGGTCTGTAGTTGCACTAGCAGAGCCACCATGTGTTGTGCTACCTTTCTCATCTTGTACATGAAGTAATTTTAATGCAGAAGCAGGTACGCTAGTTAAGTTAGCACCACTCCCTACAAAAGATACAGCAGTTAAATTACCACTAGCGTCCATTGCCATTTTTGTAGAACCATTAGATTGAAAATCTATAGCACCACTTGTATCTGATACAAACTTTAATCCAGCACTTGTATCTGCATTAATCTTAACTGTCATAGTATTACTAACCTCTCTCCTGATGGGATTGTTACTGTAACCCCTGTATTAATCGTTAATGGTCCAACGCACATAGCAGATTTGTTGCTTGATAGTGTGTAGTTTGTTGTGACAACTCTCTCGTTTTCTTGAAATACAGTATCACCTCCAGCTCCTGTTGCACCACCTCCTACAGAACCCCAAGCGGATCCATTATATCCCTCAAAGGTAGCTACTGTAGAGTTAAATCTAAAATCACCAGTTGCAGGTGCGCCGTTTCTTTGTGCGGTTGTACCTACTGGTACTTTAACAGAGCCTGTACTTGTTATATCTACACCATCTGCTGTTGTTACAAATTTTTCAGTATTGTCATGCCTTAATGAAACTGCTCCATTTTGAGTAAAGGTTGCCATCGTTTCATTTGCTGCTGCATTTTCTATTTGAACAATTGAAGAAAGTATAGCTAAACCACCAGATCCTGTTTCTGCTATAACAGAGTTACTACCATCATGATAAATGCTTAAGTCAGGTACGGCTCCGAATACTGCTTTTGCATTATCTGGAAACTTTAAAGAGTTTGCTGATTTATCCCAAACAACATTATAATTATCACCTGTAAAAGTTGCATCACCATCGACATTAAGTCCTGTACTTGCTAATAATGTACTTGTTAATAAACCTGTGTTTGAATTAAATGTTAAATTTGTTCCTGATTTAGGTGCAAGGTTACCTGAAGCACCTGTTGTAAATAATACATTACAGCTTGTATCTGTCGATTCATCAGCTACTGTAATTAAACTAGAAGCATCTGATATAGATACCCAAGCTGAACCATTGTAAAACTTTAATAAGTTAGAATTTGAGTTATAAAATAAATCACCCTCATCGAGTGAAGATGATGGGTCGCTAGAACCTGTACGATAAATACTAGCAAAACTATTTAAGTCAGAAATACTACCAGCTACAGTTGCTATATTAGTTACATTAGTCGACGTAGCTAGCGTGTTTAAGTCAGAAACAAAATCTGATGTAGCTAAAGTGTTGAGGTCTGAAACTATATCGCTCGTTGCCAACGTATTAATGTCTGATACAATATCGCTCGTTGCCAAAGTGTTAAGGTCAGAGACCACGTCAGACGTAGCTAATGTGTTAATATCAGATACGATGTCGGACGTTGCCAGCGTGTTAATATCAGAAACTATGTCTGAAGTCGCTAGCGTATTAAGGTCAGATACAATATCAGATGTTGCTAATGTATTAAGGTCTGAAATTGCGTCTGATGTACCAAGTAACGCCATAGCCGCTATGTTTGATGAAGTTGCTAGTAAAGCCATATCAGCAATAACGTCAGATGTACCAAGGAGGGCCATATCAGCAACAGCATCCGAAGTTCCTAGTCGTCCAATCTCAGTTGCTTTGGCTGCTAAAGTGTCAATATTTGTAGTAGTAGATCCAAGTTCTAGTGCAGTTCCGTTGCTGTCAAACTTTACAATTCTGTTTACATTATTTGAAGCTGTCCCATCATATGGAAATTGTAGTGGCCCGCTGGTTCCTGTGCCTGTGACAGTCCTTGGGGTGCTAGGTTTTAGCTGTATAGATCTGTCTGTTATTTCTTTGAGTTGTTGCTGCCTCATAATAATGTTATCAAATTCTGTATCTAAATTAGTAGTCGTAATAGCAGAAGACGAATTAAAAGTAGTGGTACGAGATAAGGCTAGGCTACCTATTATCGTTATAATATCTCCGCTAGATGGTGTATGGCTTGAACCAAAAGCGACTGTCCCTGTTCCATTAGAGGCTAAAGTTATGGTATAATGTGTACTAAGGCTTTGCAGAGTATCATTCTTAAATACCTGTATTTCGCTTGTAGCATTAACTTGAAAGTTAAAGGCATAAGATGTTTGGCCAGTAGACGTAAACTGGGTTCTTCTAGCCGTTGCATTTATTGCAAATGTAGCCATTATTCTCTTCTACCTCTGAGCATTATTTGCTCTTTTATTTCTTCAATTCTAGCATTTAATTCTGGATATTTCTCTAGTATCATTTGTTTTGCTATAGATTTCCTATCCGACAATATGCTGTTTAAATCATCTATTTGATCTTTAGGTAATAGATCATCGAAGCCTTTACGATCTATTTCTTCTTCCATTTCATCTAACATAGTTATATTGCCCATGTCTTTGCTATCATCATTTAAGAAAGTTAAGTAATCATGGTATTGATCGCTAGACAATGCTATGCCAGCTATAGTAGCTCTTGGCATAGAAAGCCCCAAACCTAGCTGTAAAAGTTTATCGTCTACCTTGTTGTATCTTTCATTTTGTACTTTAAAAGGAGATATGACTCCCCCTTCTGGGCCTTTCATATCTTCTCCCCACAAGTTTAATCTAGGTTTTAAATTGTTATTATAGAAGGGGCTTCTTATGGTTGCGTTGTTGTAAACTTGATAAAATTTTCTAATAGCTAAAGGTAACTCATATTGTTCTTCGTCTATAAATAAACTAAAAAACATATTATCTTTAGCGCTTTCCCTTTGATCTTCTGTAAAGGTTTTGTCATATATAGTAGCATCTTGCATTTTAGTTAAATAATTATTGAAGGTTCCAGTAGGGCCAGCTTCCATGAAAACTCCAACCGTTGCTCTTCCTACTTGTTCTGTAAGTTGCGCTAATATTCTTGCCCCAACCCCTGAAGGATCGTTTGCTCCAGAAGACTCTAATGTCTTTCCTAATTCAGATACAGCTGTCATAAAAGGTTGTGAGCTAATATAAGGGTAGATAGCTTCCAAAGAAGAGCTGGCAAGATTTAACATATTTGCAGAATTTGTGCTATCACCGAATTGATCTGGTCTTGACATTGCATAGGCCGTATCAGCTGATATAGCAAGTAATGCAGATATAGGCTCAAACCTAGCATAACTAACAGCTTTATAATTTCCGTCTTTTTGTTTTATATTGAAAGAATAAGGCAGCATACCTTTTCTAAAAAAAGCATCTCTTTCTGCTCTATTGTAAGGAGCATGGCCTGTTATAAAAACATCATCATTTATATTAGCCCCATAAGCAAAACTGCCAAAATTGTACATTAGGGTAGTCCCTACTGATAATTTAGCAAGCGCAAGTTGTCTTGCGGCCCCTGGTTTTGCTATATCCTTGTAAACGCTAGGCATAAAAGCTGCAAGAGCTGGGTTACGTTTAGATGTTTCTAAAAATATATTTGTAATTGTTTTGTAAAAAGGAACGAACACTCGCATTGTTGGGTGATTAATTGAGCTTTGTATTTTTTTTAAAATACCGTCTGGAAGATCTCCTTGAAAAGTGCCTTCTTCCATGTTTTGTTTTGCAAGATTTACTGTATCGTTATTGGGGTTAGTTACTGTTTTTGTATAAGCGTCTTGTGCCGCTTCTTTAGTCCCACCATTGTTTAAAACTTCATTTGCGTTTCTTTGTGCTATTTTATAAATTTCCATTTTATATAAAATCCCTTTTGCATACTCATCTTCTGCTACCAAAAATCTTCCTGGCAGCCTAAAATAAGATCCCATATATTCTAGCGCTGTACCAACAAAGTTATCTCTATATTTTTCTGGGAGTAGCCTTTTGCCAAAAGCGTTTGGTCTTCTTAAATCTAATTTTGTAGTAGCGGCATCACCTGTATTGAATGCATTTTTCATATTAGCAGTACCTAATCTGTGGCCCTGTTTTATAGCACGAATAGTAGCTAATACCTCGTTAAATTGAACGCCGTCTTTTGCAGACAGGCCTGGTATTTTATTTATTGATGCTGCAACAGCTTGTTCTCCAACTCTTAAAACATTAAATCCAAAGTTTGCTACGTTATTAACAACGTGAGTTATAGGAGATGATAAAAGAGAGTTTACCCAAACTTCAGACCAAGCATCTCCTAGTCTTTTTACAAATCCATCGTTTGCAAACTTGCCAGCCTGATAAGGTTTCAATGATAAAAAGCTGCTAGCTATTTGAAAAAATTCTTTAGAGTCTCCTAGCCTTGCTTGTTTTCCTAAAAATTCTACAAAATCTTCTGAAAAATCTGTATCTGGTTTATCAACGTATTTTAAGCTAGCTAATTTTCTAGCTGACATGGTAACGTCTCCTGCGGTTCTACTATACATAGTTCCAAATAATCTTAGCGTTTGATAAAAATGTAATTGTTTTTCTTTTGAAATATTGCCTTTACCTTGTATAGCTTCTTTTGCTAAAGCACTTAATCTTGTATATAAAAGTTTGGTTTCAACAATCCCTCTTAATAACATTTTGTTATCATAAGGAGGTTTGTTCCTTAACATATATTGATATACATCGTTTCTGCCTATAGAGGCAGCTTGTTTCATCATTTCATCAACAGTCATTTTTGAGCTTGTTGCTATTTCATCTAACTGTTTTGCAAAAGTTTTGTTTATAGCATCGCTAAAACCTTGAGTTCCCATTGCTTCATCTATGCTGTTAAAAAGAGTTTGTAATGATTTTGTTTGAGTTCCGTCTATGTCAGACATTCCCACATCATCAAAAAAGTTGTTTACTGATTTTACTTCATCTTCTGAAAAATCTTTAAATATTACGTTGCCAGTATCTTCTTCTACTATGAAATCTTTTTTTATTTCTGGCTGTAGTTCTTCTTGTTGTTTGAGACGCAACTCTTCATTTGATAAATCTTCATCTTTCTTTCCCCTTAGAGTAGGTTTTTTTGGTGGTCTAAAAGCTAGCTGTTCATCTTCAATGTTGTCTTGTGATTCATCTATGACAACAGGATCTTCTTCTAGATCTAGCGTGCTTTCATCTACAATGTCAGGTTCAGCTTGATCAAATACATCTTGAACAAATTCTTCTGTATTATTCTGTAGCTTCGGTGGAGTTTGGTTTGGTGTCGGATTGATTATTGCCATCAGTCGGCTCCCCCGTTATTTTGAACCCTTGTTTCTTCAATGTTGCTATCAAGTTTTTTAAGGCTTGATCCTGTGTCATCGAAGAGCTTATCTCTGTAAGATCCACTTTCTTTGAGTTTGTTGATGCCATCTTCAGTCTTTATCTCTATTTCGTCATATCTACCGCTATTAGCGGCCCCTAAGTCTGCAACAGCTATTTGATCTCCAGCTTTTGCAATGGCCAAAGCTTCGTCTAGCGAGTCGGTTACAACAACAGCATCTAAGTAATATTTGCCGTCATCTTCATTTAGCCATCCGCCAGCATGTACTCTAGTCTTCAAACCCATCTTATCATAGCCTTCATTTAGCTCAAATATGTTTTTAACTAGGTCTTGTGCGTCTTTATAGGAAAACTCTTTAGAATCTTTAACAATCTCTAACGATTTTAATGGAGCTACGCTATAGCCAGTAATAGGACTAGGCTTGCCATCTATGGAGTTTGTAAATCCGTCTGGGTTTTTTCTTATAAAATTATAAAGTTGTCCGCTTACTTGAGTCTTTACTAGGTCTGTTGCTTGTTTTGCATCTTCGATAACTGTAGGATCAGTTCTGCTCCCAGCCTGTAGGCTCTCGCCCTGTCCTTCAATGTCTTGAAGCTTGTTGACGAATTGTTCGATTTCGTCTGCTCGTTCGTTGAGTACCTTTGCATAATCTCTTACCTCGTTTAAGTCTTTAATATTTGTTTTTCCGCCCCTTGGAATCATTTGATTGTAAGCCCATATAGCTGCCTGTCCTTCTTTTGGAGTAAACCCTAGTTCATTAGAAGCTTCTGTAATCATTTGTTTTACAGTTACTATGTCTACAGGTTTGGCTGCTTTTTCTGCTTTACTTCCAAAACCGAAGAAATATTGCAGCATATGTCTATCTACTACAACCTCATCATCTGTACCTGTTCTCATAGCTTCTACAAAATCTGGTATCTTATTGCCACCAAAATAAGTTTCTATCCCGAAGCTTGTTGTAGTTTTAGGAAGGCCCATTCTTTCTCTTAGAGCTTTTTTAGATGCAATCTCACCAGTTTTTGCATCCATGACTCCTTCGAGTCTTTTTAGATTATCTACTACAGCAGGCACTAAAGGTAAGTCATCTACCGTTCTAGCTGCATCTCCAATATCTGCCGCTGATCTTGCATTAGCAAAAGTTCCGTATTCTTTAAAATACTCATAGACTTTTAGCGCCTTAGATATGTTCTCATCTACGCTAGTGTTTTGTGACGTGATTGCCACTATCTCTTCAAACAGATCTGCATCATCTCCAAACAAGTCTTTTATCTTAGGTTTGTGTCTAATGTACCAATCCTTACCACTCTTAGCTTTTGTCATTCCGTCTAAGACTTGTTGCATACTAACCACTACCTCTGAAGGTTTAGTAGTTTTATTTTTTAAGAAAGGATTTTCTGGTATCTCTGCTTTTCTTTCATATTCTAATAATTCTTTTTTGTTATAAGTAATTAGTTTTAAATCTTCTGGTGTTGATGTTTTTTTATTAGCAAAAGATCTAAATAAAGGAAGAGCAACCTCTACTAACCCAGCAAGAGGTGAATCTGTTATTATTGATTTGAATTTATCCTCAAACACATTGTGAGCTGTTAAATCTTTGTTTGGTGTTGCAAGATATACAAAGGTTGTTTGAGCCAAATTGTTTGCATTTTCTTCAGACAAAGCAAATAAATCTTTAAAAAACGTTGCTAAGTTTGGATCTCCTTGCACCTGTACAGTTCCTACCGTAGCTGCTTCAGCTGCTAACGCTCTCATAACGGTTGGTCTAATTCTGTTAAACATATTGTAATAACCAATACCTGGTATACCGTATTGAATAAGGCCTTCTGCTAAACCACCTGGAAGACCTTGCGTGTCTCCTATATGATCATAAATTTTATTGTAAGCGTCGTTGTATTTTTTAAAATTCTCTTCATCTGCAATACCTGCTTCTACTAGCCCTGCAAAAATTAGTTGACCAGCTCCTTGAATTAACTTTGCTCCACCTCTTGCAGATCCTATACCGATGTCTACTATAGTGCTTCTAGTATCATCTTCAGCTTCTTTATCTTTTTGCATTTCAAACAAGGCTGATCTGTCCATCATAAGGTCTGGATTTTCTACTTGCATAATAGCTTTTAGTTTTGAATTATCTTTTAAGATATAACCTTGAGTGCTTAACGTGTAATCATCGCTATCTCTTGTGCCAATGTAATCTATAAATGCTTTGTCTATTTCATTCATCTTAATTACCCAAAATAATTAAACGTTCTCTTAAAGAGTGAATAGCGTCTATGTATTGATTTACATCTACATTTCCGCCTGGAATAAACTCAATCAAGCTAGTATCAAAGATAAGTCCTTCTTCTACAATCTGATTCTCTAGGTTGCCGCTTTTTGCAAGATCTCTTATTTCTTCTAATTCTCTTAGCACTTGTTGTGTGCCTTCTTCTGTACTGAGCAATGTTTTTATATCTTTTACATTTTCTAATTCAGTTAAGCCTTGTCCGCCAAACTGTCTAAAATAATTTTTCCACGAATTAAGATCTTTAAGTAAGCCTTCGTCTTTAATAAGCTCATCAGCGTTGTTTTTTAAATCAATATCTTTTTCTTCTTGAGCTACAAGATCTACAGCAATTCTGTTGTATTCTTGTTTTATCTCTTCTGCTCCAAGTTCAGGATTATCATCTGCAAAAGTATAAATTTGTTCCATAATTTTTTCATATGTTCTTGTGCTTGCATCTGTTCTTACCGATTTGCCTGTATCATCAATACCAAACCTTCTTTTTGCTATGTTGTTTATAGTTGTTATTTTAGCTTTTCTTCCTGTAGCAATGCCTTTTATATACTCGTTTGCTGTCTTAGATCCGATAACTTTATCTCTTTCTAACTTTCTTACAAGGTCCACTCTAAGCGTTCCGTTAAATAAATCTTGATCTAAAAACGCTTTTACATCAGGTCTTAAAAATACTTCGTTGTCTTGGTCTTTAGCAAATTTGCCTTCCATTTCTTTTGCTCTTTTAGGATCAATTTTAAACATTGTGTTTATAGAATTTTGTGCAGATTCTCTGTCGTTGTCTACTGCTGCTGTTGCATAGTCTGTTTCAAGATTATCAATAGTGTCTGCTAATATAGCGTCATCTGCTTTTACTTTATCCTCTGCGTCTTTTATAAAAGTTTGTCTGTATTCTCTAGCTTGTTTTTTTAAATCTTGTTTTTCTTCAAAACTCAACGTGTCGTACATAAGTTTTGTACTTATGTCTGATCCAAAATCTTCACGAAGTAATCTATTTACTTTTTTGTTAACACTTTCTGGACTATCCAGGTTACGATCAGACTCTAAATGTTCTTGAAAAATTTTATTCTTCTTAGCTTTTTTATAACCTGCATCTAAATTGTTAACAAAAGACTTTAGTTCTTCTGGTGTAAAATATTTTTCTATTTCACTTATATAAATGCTTTTTAAATTTTCATATTTTTCATCAACAGATATGTTTTGCACGTCTCCGTTTTCATCTAGTATTTGACTAAAATATGTTCCTTCGAGCATTTCTCCTATGTTATTAATTTTATCTTGTGAGTATTTCATATATCTAGATTTTGTAATTCTTTTATGGTCTTTAACCCTTGCATCTAATATTGTCGAATATTTAGCAGCTGAAGTAGTTGCTAGTTTGCTTTTTAAAACGACAGCCGTTTCTGCGTCTACATCAGCAAGAGCATCTACATAGCCATTTACTAAAGCATTAAATTGTAACTCTACAAGCTCTAAAGGTTTATCGTTTACCAAAGCTTCGGCCTTTAGACCATTTAACTGACCTTCTGCTTTTACAGCAAGATCTGTTGCTAATATGTTTGCTTGTACAGCTTTTACTTTTTTGCCATAAGTTGTAAAGTCATCGCCATCTAACATGTTGGCTCTTTCTTCTGGGTTTGCGTTTAGATAATCAGCGGTAGATATTGGATTATCGACAGCAAATTTAAGTCCTTCTTCTTGCATATCTTCATCTAGTTCTTTGACAGCAAAGTTAAACATGCCATCTAAATCTTGTTCTAGTTGTGTAAACGTTTGGGCTTGCACTTGAAACTGCGTACCCGTGCCTTGTAAACTAGGAATGTTTACCGATTTTATCAAACCTCCCCTATTAATTTTTCTAGCCACTAACTATTGCTCCCTGTTATACTTCCTGTTTCTGGGGATGATTTGGGAGTAAGGCCTCCTGTTGCACCTACCGTACCTATGTCTGCTCCAAGAGAAAATAAAGCTTTATAAATTCCAGCTTTTGCTGCTGATTTTCCTGCTGCTTTTAAATTACCAAACTCTATTAATCCTAAGTTTTGTATAATTTCTTGGTTAAGAGTTGCTGTATTAAAATCTTCTACACCAGATTTGACTGTAATTATTTGTGCCAACTTGTTAGTTCCTTCGCTTACAAGAAACCCGCTAGACGCACCTTTAGCTATGATAGTTGATAACATTTTATTACTTTCTTCTAAAGCCTTTACTCCTTGCTCTTTAGCTTCTATTTCTTCTGATTTATATTTAAGTCTAGATTGATCGGCTTGTGCATCGTAATACGCTTTTTGCGCCATACCAGCTTGATATGTAGCATAGGCTTTACCAACCGCTGCCACTACCGCTAATATTGCAAAAGGATTCATTCTATTGTCCTACGCTAACCTTGTATTCAACTCCAAGTAAAGTAAAAAACAAAGGCTCAGTTTGAGAAAAAGTCATTTGTCCTTCTCTGTCATAACCCAGCATAGGTTTTCTTCTTTTCTTGCCCGTATAAAATTCACCGCTAGTAAATGCAAAATCATTACCGTTCAACGATAAGTTTTGCGAAAGATACATCAAAGCCGTTGCTTCTATAATTCTTTTCTTTTGACCTACAGTATTCCCGCTAGGTAACTTTAGTTCAAGCGGCATTGTTTTTATTGTAGGAGTGTAATTTATTCCGACCTCTACGTATGTAGTAGGAACAGAATCTAACGTTATAGCGCCAGAGCTTACTGTTTTGTCTGACTGCATTTCGTCATCTACAACAACTTTTACTGTTTGCCCTTCAAGATGCGAAAGACCAGAAAGGCTCGTCGAGCTAGGTTTAGTGCCTCCAGAAAATAAAATACAGCTGTCCGTGGTGTCGTCATCGTTGAAACACTCTATATAATATTTAGTGCCGCCGTTTATTGTTCTTTTAACAACAAAATATATTTGGTCAACATCAACCGCTACCCTTTGAAACTCTCCGCTAGCTCCAGTAGTTGAAAGACTAGGGGCAATAACGTTTTGTCCTCTTAAAATAGAATAGGTTGCAAGAGATCCGTCGGTGCCATTAATTAACAATAACAAATCGCCATCTGTAGTTGACGTAGCTTTTCTTAAAGCCATGTCTATAGGAGATTTTAACAAATGAGAAGACAGCAAAGATATGTTGTTTGAAATATAAGAAAGCTCAACGTCACTAAATAAAAATTCTCTTAATGATTTACCAGCACGTTGCACAAATAGCGTGCCGCTTTCAGCTCCTACAGGCTTGATGCCTTCTAGCGATCCCCTTCTAGTTGCGCCATTAACAACCACGTTGCTAGGGGTTATAGGGTCAAGTGTAGACTGAGGTAAGAAAAACTCTCCGCCTTTTGTAAAAACTTGTAAGTCTCTACCTGAAAACATTCCTGTGATTGCGTTGGTGCTGTCAGTCGCAAGTGTTACGTCTATAGCATCATCGTCTAATCCTTCACCAGGATTAAAATCAAAAAACCTAGCTACCCTCGAAGCAAAAATACTATTAGGCCTAGTTTTTGATCCGCCAAAATATAATCTGCCTTCATGAAAAGTTACTGTCCTTGGGTATCCTTTTGACTCTGACCACGTTGCTTCATAGCCTGTTTCGATAAATGAAGAATTAGCAGCCAAAGCACTTGTATTAAAAAAAGGTATTTCGACTATTGCTTCTACAACAGTAGAAGAAACAAATCTTGTAATTCTTGCACGACCTATTCCATCATTCGTTTCAACGTATTGATTAAGGTGACTTGTTGTAAAAATAGCCCCACTCGCTGTTAATGTAATATTTCCGTCTACAGCAGAAGGTGTTATTGTTTTATCTATGTTTGTTTCACCTAATGTGAATGCATGGAAAGGAGTAAACTCAAAAGCTATCTTTTCTGCCGACCAAACAGTATCACCTGTTCTTGTAATTTTTACAGGGGGTCTATCTTCTTGTGTGGTTATTAAAGTATCGGCTGATTGTGTAAAATCCATTTTATCTAATTTTGCAGAGCCAAACAAACCTGTCACTCCATCACTTATCCCAAGCACTCCACTTAAATCTAAAAAGTTATTACCGCTACTGTTGATATTTGTTTGCAAAACTTTGTTTTTAAATACAAACATTTTTTCATTTACAAACAAAAGCATGTAACTATCTGTTGTTGAAAATTCAAAAGGCACTAATTTCATGCCGCTTTGCGGGTTTGTGGAGCTTGGTATCTCGAATAAAAATTGCAGACCTGGCCTTCTTTCTGCCCCGCCTTGAGGTTGTATAAGCACGTTTCTTGCTTCTTCTAAAGCGTTGTAATATTGATTTATATCAATACGTGCTTTTAATAAAGGGTCTAATTCGCCTGTTGTAAAATTTGACTGTATTGTTGCAGCTTTTGTCATTATCTAACGTCTGTTAGTGGAAAATCTACTATTGCGTAATTAGGTTTGCCTCTTCCGTCAATATTAGCAGCTTGCCTAAAATATCCGCCCCTCCCGTTTTCTGGTGCGCTACCAACAGCTATTTGCCTCCAATAATCTGATTTGTTTATTTGGTCTGTTACAGGCTCCGCTAAATGCCAGGCCATCATGTAGACTAAAAGCTGTACAAAATACGCAGGCATAAGACCTTCTGTAATAATGCCTGATACGTAATCTATATAAATTTTTTCTTCATTAGTTGCTATAGCTGGACCAGAATCTGTATATATTAGTTCATAATTTTGTATAGGCAGTATTCCTGTAGAGCTTGAATTATAAACTTGAACAGCTGATCCAGTTAGAGCTGTAGAAGGTAGATCGTATTGGTAGCTCCATTCGTTAACAGGAACCGTTGTTGACCTAGATAATTCTTGTTTTACAATAGAAAATGACCAAGGATACATTGACAAAGACTGTTTTTTTACAGTTTCATATATGTTGTTACAAACTATAGAAGCGTCATTTGCTGTGTCTGTAAAATTAGATATTGTGTCAGATCCTAATAGCAATAAAGCCTGATTACATATAGTAACATTAGTGTCTCCAGCTGCCATAATACCTCCATTATAACTTCCCTGTGCCAAGAGTGAATAGACACAGGGAAATCTCGTTTAGTGATTAATCACTATCTGTTGCACTTATAGCTGTACCATCGCCAATATCGACAACGCCAGAAGCGTTGCTTACTACTGGGTGTAAGCTAAATGTAGCAGTACCAGCTGAACTTGCATGGATGTAGATTAAATCTCCAACCTTGAGCAAATCAGATGCGCTGTT